AGCCGCTGCGTAACGAGCCCGCGAAGGGTTTCGTCCGCTTCTATGTCGCCGCGGCGGCCTGAAATGGCGCTCACGGCAACCGAACAGAAAGAGATCCGAGCATTGATCCTTCAGATGGTCGCCCAGCGTTGCACCGAGGCTCAGATCGAGGCGGCGATCCAAGTAGCCGCGGCGTCGTACTCGAGGCTGAGGCAGCTTGCAAAGCAACCAGCAGCAGTAGCGAAGTAACTGCCGCGCGTCCATCGGGCGGGGCGGCAGCAAAGTTTCCCTGTAGCAGTTTCATTTTTCTTTTTTCCTGATTTCTTCTCATTGAGTTGCACTTTAGTTGTCCTAAGCGCAACAAAACACGTTTGTGTGGAGCAGCAATTGAACATCCTCGACACCCTGCACGCAGTTGCTCACGAATACAAAGGCGGCTGCGAATCGCTCGCTCCGCGGGTAGGCACGTCTGCGGCAGTGCTTCGCAGCAAGGTCAACCCGAACACCGACACGCACAAGCCGACGTTGATGGACGCGGTCCACATCACCGAAATGGCCGATGACGACCGCGTGCTTGAAGCGTGGGCGCGTGACCGCGGCTATGCGCTGGTGAAGATCCCGAACGTTGAAGGCTGCTCGGACAGCGCGATCGTCGAGTTGATGGGCGAGGCCTGGTCGACGCACGGTGAAGTCGGGAAGGAAATCTGCAAGACGCTCGAAGACGGCAGGGTGGAGACGAAAGAGGTCGACCGCGTCGAGGGCCGCATCTTCAAACACGCACAAGTCCTGTTCAACATCGCTGCGCGCCTGCGCGGCATGGCGGAATAGCTATGGACCTCGTCACACACAACAACGGGCCGACGATGTCTAGCCGAGAAATCGCCGATTTGGTCGAGTCGCGCCATGACGACGTGAAGCGATCGATTTCCCGGCTTGCCTCGCGCGGCGTCATCAGCATTCCGCCATTGGCGGAGTACTCGACTGAGTTCAACCGAACCGCAACTGAGTACCGAATCGGCAAGCGCGACAGTTACGTGATCGTCGCGCAGCTCTCACCGGAATTCACCGCACGTCTGGTCGACCGTTGGCAGGAACTCGAAGCGCGCATCGTGCAACCGGCCGTCAACCTCGCCGATCCAGCTTTTCTCCGCGGCGCGCTGCTGCAATACACAGAACGCGTCATCAAGCTCGAGCAGACCGTCGCCGAGCAGGCCCCGGCCGTCGAGTTTGCCAAGGCAATCCGCAACACTGCCGACGCGATCAGCATCGGTCAGATGGCCGCCGTACTTGGCATTGGCCGTAATCGCCTTTACGCCTCGTTGCGCGCCGACCACATTCTGATGGCCGACAACCTGCCGTATCAGCACTACAAGGAGCGAGGCTACTTCCGCGTAATTGAAAGCGTTTGGGTCGGCGATGCCAAGGATCCGCACCCGACGTTCAAGACGGTCGTCACGGGGCGCGGCCAGGTCTATCTGCAACGCAAGTACGGTGCGGAGGCGGCGGCATGAGCGCTGAAATGTACGCCCGAGAACTGCTTGCTGCCGATCGCGATGCCTTGATCGATTTCGCGCGCGGAAGTGTGGAGCAAGCTGCGGCCACGTTAGCGATTCTTGCGGAGGAGCCTCCTCGAGGCCCGCGCATCTGCCTGTCGTGCGGTGCCCGTCAATCCATCTGCGGCTCCCTGCCGTGCGGTCACTGAGGTAGTAATGAGCGGATACGCATATCAATGGGCCAAGCGTCAGCGCGTCGGCGATTCGTCGGCCAAGGCACTGCTCAAGACCTACGCGAATTGGGCGGCAGAAGACTATTCGACCTGGATCACAAACGAAGAGCTTGAACTCGATACTGAACTCAACATCCAGACCATCCGCAAGGCGCGCAACAAGCTGATCGAACTCGGCTATCTCGTCGAGACGGACAGGCGCCTTGGGCGGACGCAGAGCATCATCGTCTACCAGATGCTCGCGCCGCCGGGATCGACTCTCGTCCAGAGCGTCGATCAACGCACGGGCGAGACTGTCTCCCTGAGCCCGCCAACTCCCGAAGAGTACGCGGCTAAGGGTGGTGGAAAACCAAGCCCCTCGAAATCTCGACCCTCTAAGGGTGGTGAAAAACCAAGCCCCTCGAAATTTAAAGGGGCTCCAGATCCCACGTTAAGCCCCTCCAAATCCCACGTTGAAGGGGGTGAAATTTCACCCGAAGCCCCTCCAAATTTCGTCACCAAGATTGCTTTAGTAGAGCAAGAGAAAGCAATAGATCAGCAACCTGCGCGGCGTGCGCCGCGAGTTGCGTTGCATGTCGAAATCCAATCCACGGGACTTCCCGACTGGTTGGCGTTCGAAGATTGGGACATGTGGTGCGAGCACCGCGAAGCGAAAGCCAAGGACGCACCTTGGACGCGTGGTGCCGCGATCGTGTCGATCCGGCGCCTTGCGAAGCTCCGCGAGCTTGGTCACGAAGCTAAGACGGTGATCGAGGAAGCGGTGCTGCGAGGTTGGACAGGCCTGTTCCCGGTGAAGCCGGATGCGGCGCCGGCCGGCGGAGCGACTGCGGTCGCCGCTGATTGGTGGAAAACATCGAGCGGCATCGAGTCGATGGGTGCTCGTCACGGAATGAGGCTTCAAGGCGGCGAGAGCTTCATGCATTTCAAGGTCCGGGTGTTCAAGGCGGCCGGGCCGGGCGAATGGATGGAAGACATGTTGCGCACCGTCGGCCGCGAGAGTGAGTCGCGGTATGAGCAGCTCTACGCCTACTTCAATGACATTCCGCGCGAGAAGGTCGCGCAAGCGGAGGCAGCTTGAACCCCCAAACCGAATCTGCATTCTGGCTCGTCTGGTCTCCGACTGGTTCGACGCCGCCGAAGCATCGGCACCTGACGGAGCAATTGGCGGTGCAAGAGGCCGAGCGCCTCGCCAAAGCACATCCCGGCCAACTGTTCGTGGTGCTCGAATCCATCGCGGCGCGCCGCGTCGACAACCTGGTTCGCACGGAATACACCGGCGGGTCGCTGACGATCCCATTTTGATGAACAAGCGAGCACCTTGGCCGATGGTTGTTCCGGCGGGCACGACGACAGTGGGCACGGCCCGCGTGCGTGACGACACGCGGCCGGCCATGACGACCGCCCAACGTCGCATCTACGAATTGACCGGAAACCCGCCGCAGACGAGCGCGCTTGACGATCCGACCGACCCGTTCCCGGCTCATCGCCAGCACCCTGCGACGCTGGGCGCGAAGAAGCCGGCGAAGTACCGCAACACGAAGTGCGAGCACGAAGGCATCAAGTTCGATAGCCAGCGGGAGCGGTCGCATTGGTTCCATCTGATCCAGCAGCAGGCGGCCGGCCTAATCAGCGATCTGCGGTTGCAGGTGGCTTTCGTACTGACCGAGCGCAAGCAGCGCGACGACGGCACGTGGGAGAGGGCATCGAAGTACGTCGCCGACTTCACGTACATCCGCGACGGAAAGCTCGTGGTCGAAGACGTCAAGTCGGAGGCAACACGGAAGAACCGCGCGTACATCCAGAAGCGCAAACAGATGCTCGACAAGCACGGCATCACCGTGAAGGAGATCAAATAAATGGTGTGCAAGACTTGGACAGCAGAAGAGGACGCGATCCTTCGCGAGATTTACAGCACGCGAAGCCTCGTGTCGCAACTGCATCGCCTGCCGGGACGCAGCTTTCCCGCCGCGCGCATGCGCGCGAAGCGCCTTGGGCTGGCCGATCCAGCATTCAATGCATGGACGCCCGAAGAGGATGAGGTTATCCGCCGCGCGTACGCGAACGGTACACCTATCAAGGTTGCCATTCGCGAGCTGCCGGGGCGCAAGCCGCGCGCCACGATTTCACGCGCCGAGCGGATCGGCCTGACGGGCAAGTTCAACGGCACGACCGGATCGTCATTCTCGTGGGTCGAGCAGGTGCTGCGGAAAGCACTGGACGAAGAGATTCCTTTGACAGTGCGCCAACTAGCTGAAATCACTGGAGCGTCAATTCCGGGCTTGAAATACAAGATCCGCCTGTTGCACGGAAACGGACTGTACATCGAGAGCTGGGCGAAATCTGGAAACGGATATGCGGCTCGGTGGATGGTTGGCGCCAAGCGCGACGCGAAGAAGCCGGCAGCAAAGCGCGGAGCGGTCTGTTGCCGCCAGTGGCGGGAGCGCCGGAAATTGACTGCTCGCGGCTTCAACCCTTTCGCAACCGCAATGCAGCAGGTGTCCGCATGACCGATCGTGAAGAGTTCGACGAGTGGTTCGACGGTGAATTCAACGCTGCTGCGGTCGCGCCATCGTTGATCGAACTCGCCTTTAACTTCTGGCGTGCGGGCCGGCATTCCGTGCTCTCCGCAAACGGCGCGCCTGTCGAAATGCGCTGTTTGTCGGAGGCGTGATGAAGCGAACCGCACTCAAGCGAAGCCAGAAGCCGATGGCGCGCGGCGGATTCAAACGTCCGGAGCCTGGTGCGTTCAGGAAGCAGCTCGACCACAACACGCAGACGCTCGTGCGCAAGGCCGCGATCAAGCCACGTCGCAAGCGCGTCACGGTGGCAGAGGGCGCGAAGTACCTGGCGGCATGCCGTGGCGAGCCGTGCTATCTGCGCGTGCCCGGCGTGTGTTGCTCCATCGACTGGTCGCATGAGTCTGTCGTGCCGTGTCACTCGAATCAGGCACGCCATGGCAAGGCCGGTGGCCTGAAGGCAGACAACGAATTCACCGTGCCGGGCTGTGAGCCGTGCCACAGGTGGATCGATCAGAACCGTGTCGGCACGCCAAAGCAGGTCAAGTTCGATGTGTGGGACGTTGGCTACGAGCTTTGGCGGCCAGTGCGCGCTCGAAAAATGTGTATTCACGTTCACCAACCGGAGTAATGAAGCATGGACAACCAACACAAACAAATCAAAGGCTATCGCGACCTTTCGCAAGCGGACACTGACTTGATGAACCGTATCAAGGCGCACGCCGAGGAAACGCGCTCACTCGTACTTGCGGTGCGCGAGGCGGTGATCCCCGTGATTGAGGGCATTCCAGTTGATATGACGGGGGATGTCTCGAAGGAATTCATTGTGGGCGCGACCTATGGTGGCCACGACGATGGTCCGCTCCGCTGGGTCTGCCTCGCCGACGATCATTTGCAGCAAGGCTTCATGGCACTTACGCGCGCAGTGGCTCAACCAACGACGTACTGACAGCATCGGAAGCGGTTGTCGGGGAAATAAATCGACCGTTGATTCCTCGCTTTGAGGTATTTGGAGAAACGATGAAAAAGATCATTGCAGCAACTATTCTGTTCGCGCTCGTCCTCGTGGCGCTGGCGTCGTGCGATCGACCCGCACAGCTCGTTCAGGCGGTGCCTGCCGGTACGCCGCCGGTCGTCGTAGCCCAGCAGAGCGATGCCGGTTTCTGGCGCGACATGATGTTCTGGCACATGTTCGCCGGCGGCAATACGACAGTCGTGCATCACTACATCAGTCGGCCTGCCTACGTGGCGCCACGCGCGCCAGTCGTCAATAACACCACGATCATCAACAAGACTTACGTTCGCCCAGCGCTGCCAGTGAATGCAGGTGCCACGCGGTATGCCGCCCCGAAGCAGGCATATTCGGCGCCGCCGAGAGCGACGTCGTACAGCGGCTCATATTCGTCGCGCAGCTCGTATAGAAGCTTCAGCTCATCGCGCCGCTGATGGGGGCGGAATGCTCCGTCATGCTTAGTACGACAACCGTTTGTCCGGAGACAGCGTAATGCAGGTGTTTGTGAATGTCGCGCTGAAGTCGACGCGTAGTGTGCGCGGTAATCGAGCGTCGCAGTTCCACGGCGCGTGGTTCACGGTGACGCGTCTATATGGCCCGGTGCGCGAGTCGCACCTGAAAGGCGAGATGGGGCGCGGGTATATCTGGGCGGACATTGTGATCCCCGACGAGCTGAAACCTCATGTGTCGGTTGCAGGTTTCAATGCCGATGGAACGATCCGCGTGCAGGTGTGGGTGAACACGCACAGAAAGACGTTGGCGCCGTTCTTCGCGAGCGGCTTGGATGAAATGGACGTGAGAGGCATGCCTTGAACTGCAAACCCGGTGATCTGGCGATCGTGGTCGTGCCCACTACCTGGCCACGAAAAACGCTCGACGGAAAGATCGTCGAAGTCATTCGCTTTGTCCCGCCGCGTGGTCCTGAATCCCGCTGGGATCAACGCCCGGCATGGTGGTGCAAATTCAGCACGGCATGGTTCAACGACCACGGGCACATGTTCCTCGAATCGTGTTTGCTCGACTCGTGGCTTCGTCCGATCAGCGGTGTTCCGGTGAATGATGAAGTTGTCGACGAGGTGGCGCTATGAGCGCGCACGCCTACATCCAATACGCGGACGTTCCCGAAGAGCTGACCACGGCGAGCAGTCAGCGCGTTGACGACGTCACTAAAGCGAAGATCATCGCCTTTCCGGGTTGTCCGCTGTGCGGCCAGATCGAAGTTCTCGGCGACGGCCGCATTCAGGTCGAATTCCCGTTCCCGCGCGGGGCCGAGTTGCGCGATGTGCTGCTGGACTGGCTAGTGCACTGGGGCATTTCCTTCACGGTGGTCATGTGACCGCACGGTCTCGCATTGCCTATGGCGATCCGCTCGCCGCGATGATCGCCACCGAGCAACCGGCCTGCAACGGCTGCCCACACGAACGCAATTACGAATTCATCGGCTCTATGCAAATCATCTGCGCTATCGGCAATACGCACGGCAACCGTTGCGAACAATACGGAAAGAGGCAACCCAACATGACAACAAACGCCATTGCGTCAGACGAGATCGACGCGGTTCTGACGGAGTGGTACGAGTGGAGCCAGGCATACGAGCCCGCGCTCGGTCATGGTCGCGCGTCGGCGAGCTGCCGCGACTTCAAGATCAGCGATCAGTGGATGGACTATGACGATCTGTCTGATACCGTCGATCGCCAGTTGCGCGCCGCGACCGGCGAAGCCGTCGACCCGCTCATTCAGAATCTGTCGCTGGTGCATCGCGTCGCCGTGACGACCGCAGTCCGCAACTTCGTCGCCGGAGCACTCGTGCATCGCAACCCACGCAGCCCGCACACGCAGGAGGCCGACTATGCCGAAGCGAAACAGCTGCTGCGACCCGCGCTGATCGCGAAAGGGCTGATTCGCGGCGTTTGACCTTCAATGTTGTAGCTACAAATAAAGCTTGCGCCCATAATTAAATGTAGCTACAATTATTTGCATGGACATCACATACGACCCCGCAAAAAACGAAGCGAACATCGCAAAGCATGGCGTGTCGCTTCAAGTGGCAGAAATGATCGATTGGTCGGAAGTCATGTCCTACGTCGATACCCGTCACGATTACATGGAAGTGCGTGAAGTCGGTTTTGCACCGATCGGCACGCGCCTCTACTGCGTGGTGTTCACGCAGCGCGGCGAGACGATGCATGTGATCAGCCTTCGCAAGGCAAATGACCGAGAGGTGCGCAACTATGCCCAGTACGATTAAGACGCGGTCGGGCCGCGTGCTCGAATTGCCGACGCCCGAAGAAGACGAGGCAATCAATCGCGGCATTGCCGCGGACCCTGACACCTACGAGGTGTCAGACGAGGATTTCAAGAGGATGAAGCGGCGCGGTGCGCGCGGTCGGCCGCGGCTCGACACGCCCAAGGTTCTGCTGTCAGTTCGATATGACGCGGACATTGTTGAGGCATTCAAGGCATCAGGCGATGGATGGCAGACGCGCATGAACGATGCGCTGCGCGATTGGCTGAAAGATCATCAGCCAGCCTGAAGGAGGCGCTATGAGGTGGACGACTGATGCACCCACTGAGCCGGGACTGTATTGGCTTCACGAGCCCAGATTCAACCCCACTGTTGTGGATGTGATGGAAAACGTCGCGTATGACTTGGTGGCAGTGTGGCCTGGTGTTGAGGACGAGCGACCGATCAGCAGCTTCTCGGGCAGCCGATGGTACGGTCCAATCACCCCGCCGGGTGACGAGTGAACTGGACAACAGAGGCGCCGACCGAATCCGGGTACTACTGGATGTGGCTGCAGCCCGATAAGGCGTGCATTGTCGAGGTATGCGTGAGAATGAACATCGTGATGCGTACGGGGACGACGCATGTGAGCCATTCAACGAGGTGTTGCCCGACACCCGCTGGGCTGGGCCAACCACTCTACCGAGCGAAGAATGAAATTCAATTCGATCGATCAGTAGTATCTGGCGTCGCGCAATTCGACGGGCTTTGTCGTCAAATGCCCGCGCGCCGGTTTGCGCGATGAAATCACGCGGTCATTGGTCGGCGAGCATGAGATTGACGGATGTGTGCGCGATGTTGTAGCGGTCGAGAGCCCGTGCACGATGCGACTCAATGAGAACTCTGAAATCTCATTGATGGTTCGCGGAAAGATCGAAAAGAGCTTGTAAACCCTGAAATGATCTGCTAATGTCTGGTCCGTGGTGAGTTCGCTCGTCCAAAGAAAAGCCCGCTAGGTGAAAACCTCGCGGGCTTTTTCGCTTACGCGCCGCGAATCTTGATCATGGCATCGGCCATACGGTAATACAGGCGAGCGCGCCCATGGAGATAGTCTTCATGCACGTCGTTACCCCAACTGTTGTTGTCTGCTGAATTTGCTGCGTCTCCAGCCATCATCTGCGCGGCAAAGTAGTCGCGCAATGTCATGCCTGCTGCATCTGTCTGCCTGACTTGTCCGTTCATGAGCACAACTTCTGGAACGGGGAAAGCTGGTCCGCCGTGTGACATTTGATTCTCCTTTTTATGGGCCGGCTCTTCCGGCGAAACGATTCTACAACCTCGTCATGAACCTCAAAGCCATCATTCAGAAGATCGCCTCGCGGTTCAAGGCGAAGGCGAAGACTGTCGAGACGCGCATCGTTGTCGACACCAAGGCCGTCGAGCAGTCTATTGCCGACGCGCTCCAGCACATTGACGTCATCCGTGAGGAAACTATGAGCACTCCCGCAGCAGTCACCGAAGCCGCAGCAACTTCCCCGTACAGCAGGAACACGGCCGTCGCTATCGCGCTAGCGCTGAAGTCGATCGATGCATCCTTGTCGGTCGAAGCCATCCAGGCAGCGACCGCCGCAGCCATTGCCGCGGCGTATCCGGCCGCCGCCGTCTGATGGGCGAGCGCGTCAGGATTATCAGTGACGGAACCGCATTCGGCACTCGCGTGCTGAATGCGGACGGCACGCCGATTCCGTTCGTCTCGCGCGTCGAGATCCTGCCGATTGAGCCCAATGGGCAGGCTCAAGACGCTCGCGCCTAGACTCGCGGCATCGTCGCTGAGCCGCGTGAAGACGCTGGATGTTAAGGCAGGCTCGACGGCGCGCGAGCGCGGCGGTGCATGGATGAAAAAGCGTGAGCGCGTCGCGCTGGCGCACCAATACCGGTGCGCTGGATGTGGATGCGTGTGGGTGCCCGGGCGTGACCAGATCGACCATCGCGTGCCACTCGAGCAGGGCGGCAGCAACGACGAGGGCAACCTGGATCCGCTGTGCGATCTGTGCCACAAGGCGAAGACGGCGGCTGAGGCCGCGACACGAGCAGGACGGATCCTGAAGCCGCTGTGAGGTCATCTGATGCCCGCGCCGTGGACACTAGGGGCGGGGGAGGGGTAAAAGCTTGGGACCTCGTCGTCTGTGAAACCGACCGGTTTCTCACGCGCAGAAAATTTTCCTTTTTGGAGTTTTTGTTAATGGCTTTAACAGCGAAAAAGAGGCTGTTTGCCGACGCTGTTTTGGCCGGAAAAGCCAATAGGGACGCCGCAATCGCGGCAGGTTACAGCGCTGCGACAGCGTCGGCGGCAGGGTCGCGCCTTGTTAAAGACAAGGACATTGCCCTTTACCTGGCCGCGCAGCGAATTCAGCAGGAATCGAAGCCCGAGCCGGCGGCAAAACCTACCGCGAGCCGCGTTCCGCCGCCGGGTTTCGATCTGGATGCGATGACGAGTTTCACCGACCCGAAGGCGTTCTTGATCGCGGCCATGAACGACGGCCGAACTGAACCCAAGCTGCGCGTCGATGCCGCGAAAGCACTGATGCCGTTCGTGCACGCGAAGGTCGGCGAAACCGGCAAGAAAGACGCGAAGGGCGCGGCGGCCGAGAAGGCTGCGAACAAGTTCGCGGCGCTCGCGACACCGAAACTAGTCGTCAATAACAGGAAATGACAAATGGATGAGATCGCTGGCGCAGTTGACACGCTGGACAATCTGATTGCAGCGCTCAGCATGCCGATGCCGAATGCAATCCATGTGCAGGCGTTGCGCGCCAAGCTTCCCGAGGTGCGCGACGCTGGGAAGCGCGGCTACCTGGCGGCCGGTGGTGAGGACCTTTGGGCTAACTGATGGACTGGTCGACGGCATGTCCGGATTGGCCCGAGCGGATGCGGTCTGGACGCTCGATCATTCCGCCTCCGATTTTTCCGGAGCAGGCCGAGATCGCGCTGAACGTCTTTAGGCAGCTCAAGATCGTCGATGCGCCCGGCAGTCCAACGTTCGGCGAGTCGTGCGCGCAGTGGGTGTTCGATCTCGTTGCTTCGATCTTCGGCGCATACGATCCGGATAGCGGGCGGCGCCTGATCACTGAGTGGTTTGTGTGCATCCCGAAGAAGAACAGCAAGTCGACGCTGGCTGCCGGGATCATGATGACGGCGATGATCCTGAATTGGCGGCAGTCAGCCGAGTACGCAATTCTGGCGCCGACTATCGAGGTTGCGAACAACAGTTTCGCGCCGAGCCGGGACATGGTGAAGCACGAGGAAGACCTCGACGAGCTGTTCCAGGTGCAAACGCACATCAAGACGATCACGCATCGCGTCAGTGGCGCGGCGCTGAAGGTCGTCGCCGCCGATGCCAACACGGTCAGCGGCAAGAAGAGCGTCGGAACCCTGATCGACGAACTGTGGCTGTTCGGTAAGCAGCCCGATGCGGAAGACATGTTGCGCGAAGCAACCGGCGGTCTCGCGTCGCGGCCCGAAGGCTTCGTGATTTATCTGACAACGCAGTCGAATGATCCGCCGGCGGGCGTGTTCTTGCAGAAACTGCGCTACGCGCGCGATGTGCGCGACGGCAAGATTCATGATCCGTGCTTCGTGCCGGTGATCTTTGAGCATCCGCCAGAAATGGTGAAGCGCAAAGAGCACCTGCGTGTCGAAAACCTCGCGATGGTCAATCCGAATTTCGGTTATTCGGTCGATCAGGCGTATCTGGAGCGCGAGTTCCGCAAGGCGCAAGCGGGCGGCGAAGAGTCGTTCCGCGGATTCTTAAGTAAGCACGCGAATGTGGAGATCGGGATTAACCTGCGCTCCGACCGATGGCCGGGTGCTGAATTCTGGGAAGCAGCCGCATTGCGGGAACGCGTCACTGTCGACGACCTGATTGAGCGGTGCGAAGTCATCGTCGGAGGCATTGACGGCGGTGGACTCGACGACTTGCTGGGCGCCTCGGCGCTCGGTCGGGAGCGCAAGACGCGTCGATGGTTGCTCTGGACGCACGCATGGGCCCATCTATCGGTTTTTGAGCGCCGCAAAGAGATCGCGCCGACGTTGCGCGACTTCGAAAAAGAGGGCGACCTAACAGTCGTCAAGCACATGGGCGATGACGTTGCCGAGGTCGCCGACATTTTTGCGCGTATCCATGCGGCGGGGTTACTCGACAAGATCGGATGCGACCCTGCCGGCATTGGAAGCGTGCTCGACGCGCTCTCGGAAGCAGGCATTCCCGATGACCAGGTCCTTGGC